CTTCGCCATTCGAAATAAAGTTTGGTGTTAAATCTGCCATTTGGTATCAGTCTCCGGTATTGTCAGGTTTCATGTCTATTTATGTCGGAATTTTTAGAAGTATATTCCGACTTCATAACTTTCTTGTTCTATGTCGATGTCGAGCTCATTAAACGTCTCGTATGCGGACTCTTCAAACTCGGATACCAATTGCAGCAGCAGCATCATCAAAACCATGGACATCGCCAAGTCGTCGTGCATTCCACTTTCTGCTTTGAAAGAAACTCCTGACTTAACAAAGAACTTCAGTTCAGTAAGCAGCCGGTCCGACTGGATATGAAACCGATCGGATTCAATCAGATCTTTTAACTTGCCACACCCGTCAGGCTTACTTTTACGGGTCATGGCCAGGCCAAGTTTCTTACCTTCAGGATCAGATACCAGGTGAGCCCGGTCGATCACTGGGTTAGACATGTTATGCAATAGATTGATGACACCAGCACCAGTACCGTTGTTCTCCACGGTGTAGTAAATGTCAGAAGCTCCGAGATCAAATAAAAACTTCATGATCTTAACAATCTCGGCGGCGTACCGTGTTTGGGTCATCAAATTGTTACGGAATTCCCCGATTTGAGTCAGCGTATCAACATCTACGATCTGTATGGCATGGAAGTCCTGCCCAATGCCGTCTGAGACGTCACAGGCAAGCGCGATCGTCTTACCCTTGAGGTTATCCGTCCACAGCCAAAGATCTTCGTTAATGACCTCTAAGGGCTCTCTCGACTTGATAGATTCCAGCTTAGTGGAATTGATGAGGGTTCCCTTATCAGAGATCCACGCGCATTTGAACTCCTGGAGGAATTTGTTTTTAGACATGGTTTTGAGCATGGTCTTTTCGAACTTTGGAGTCCGTCCAGGAATTTCATGGTATTTGACTTCATCGTAGACGAATGAGCTGGACTTATTTACGGCATCAATCCATAGCCGGGCATACACCCCAGTCGTGCCGTTGGGGGTTGATACGATCAGAACTCTAGTGGTGGAATCCTCACCAGCAGCCATGATGGACGGAAAAAGTGAGTTAAAAAATTCTTCGGCGATGCCCGGCTTAACGTGTGACAACTCATCGATCATTACAAAGTCGAGGGTCAGTCCACGAAAAGTGTTCTCTTTTGTTACCTGGAAGATTACAGAGCTTCCATTGGAGAATCGGGTACCGTATTGATTATATTCGCGAACAGCCGGTTTCATCCACCAGACAAGGTTCTCGTAGGCATATCTAAAACGTGAAGAGAGATCCTTAAGGTTAGGTTGGAGTGTATATGAGGTGACCCCCGCTTTGAAGTTCTTAAAGAAAATCATCTGGTGCAAAATGTATAGGATAGCCATCTGGGACTTACCCGACTGCCGACCTGCCGTGACGATAACGTGGTTGTGGTTCTCTATTTTCTTGATGATTCTTGATTGGTAGGGGCGGGGATTGAACAAACATTCGCCTTGCTGACCTTGAACCCATGCGTAAGTTTTTGCCCAATAATTAAAATCGAGAGCGCATTTAATGAACTCTTTATGCTGTTCATCAGTGAGCTCTTCGATATCATTTGGTTTCTTGATAACCTTATCGGCAAAATATTCATTACTCATGGGTTACACAACTAGGGTATCGATGGTTCCGTATATTGTGAAATGGATAGTTGTACTGCCGCTTCCTCGATATAAAACCAGCGTGTCGGCGTCGGAGATAGCGAATGACGTGCTTCCAGCAGTCGTACCCTCCTGCGACAACTGCACTCCAACGATCGAATTGAAAAATGGATTGATGTTCAATGTTCCGGAAGCACCAGACACAACAGACGTCCCGATTACACACCCAATTCCATAAGGCGTGGTGATGTATCGGACGCCGCCGTCAAGCGTTACATCGAACGCATTGACTGCCGAAAATAACCGATCAAGGTTATCTTCTATACTGTCGGCAAGGTCTTTTTCGGTGGCTTCCTCTACCGCGTCTGCGGTTACGATGTAGTCGATTGCGCTTTTCACTGCATTAGTCATTAGGCGGGTTCCTCAAAGCTGAGCGACCAGGTTACGCTCACGGACACGAGACGAGAAATTGAGCGAACACTGAAACGTCGGTATGCGATCGGGTCATTTAAGAAATTGTAGAGTGCCACTGAGGTGTATCTCACATCAACTTCTCCTGGGTATTGATCCAAGATTTCATCACCATCGAGTAAAGTAGCAAACTCGACGGTTTCGAAATTGGGGTAGGTTGTTGATAGCGCGGGCCGACTTATCGTAAACACTTCATCCTGAGTAGCAGAATCAAAGTCCAACTGGGCATCTTCTGGAGTGAAAATTGAAAATGATGCGGGGTCACCAAAGTCGTTACCAAAACGCAAGTTCTCAACACAATAGTTGGTTGTTACGTCACCTATGCCACGAACTACAGAAGTCTTTCCTAGATCGAGAAATAGGTTCTTATCTTCGAATAGGTCAATGACCGCGCCGGTTTCTTTGTTAATGGTTTCGATTTTAAGGTGTCCATGCAATCGATCGAGTGTGTTTTTCATTGTTAGTTTAACCTTTGTTTGACCTATCTATTTATCATAATACATATGCTTCATATCTGACATCTGCCGAGAACGCAGAACCGACTGTACCGGTAATGTCAAAACGCATTCCATGGAATGCTTCGTCTGCCGCTGGTGCAATAAGAACGTCCGTGTAAGTAGTGCTTGCATTCAATGTCTGAAAGCTGGAATAGGTTTGGATGCCATCGCGCAATGATACTGTTTGAACGTCAATAGTGACGCCAGCAGGCACAGATATGGTGAGATATGTTTTAGCTCGAATCGTGTATTCTCTACTAAGGCCCGTATCACCAGTCTCAAAAAACACCTGGATATTTTCTTCTGTGTCAATGTCGACTGCCGAAAGTATCTGCTGTGTTGGGCTTATGACGACTTGAGATAGTGCAGTATATGCACTATACGGGTGACTATATGGTCCTATTTTGAACCCAGAGTCGCCTATGTCGATTGTAACCGGGACAGTCTCATCGTAAGTAGACCATACCTCATCGACTAGATCTTCAAATACGTAAGGAGCGTTTGTCCATACTTCGTTATAATCAAAGTCGTATATTGGAAAAACTTGATCGATATCGCGCTGTACAGAAATAAGGATAACCCGAACTTGTACTGGTCTGCCCTGTTCAAAAAGAAGATAGTCAATCAGTTCCTGGGCGATCTGGAATCGTTCACCGTCGGTGTAGGAGTACGTGATTCCCGTTTCTGGATCCACATAGTCTTCAGTGAATAGACGATAGTCGTCTTCTGTTACTCTCAGAACGATGTATGGAGTGGATGCCACATAGGGATCGCCTGGCTCTGTCCGAAAATTCGGATAACTTTCTCCCTGGATAGGAATTTGCTGGTAGGTGAATAGGGTCGGATCTCCAGTAGTAAACTCGGCTTCATCAAAATAATCACGACCAAAGAAAAATGTTCCTTCATCGACATCAACAACATTACCATACACAAATTTTGTAAAAGTTAGAGAGTCGAGATCAGCTCGGGTAAGTTCTCCGTAACTGATGCTTCCATCATAAACATACTCACCGTTATATCTGATACTTTCTTTACCTTGGAGTAAATCGTCGGGGTTTTTAACCCATGCATACTGAAGATCAACGTTCCAACCGATTATTTTAAAGATCCATTTTAGTGTATCTGGAGTACCATTTTTCTTGTAGATGTTAACGATATCACGAACAACCGTGCGGCGAGTTTCTTCGTTGAGGTTACGGGGGAAATCGATACCAAAACTGCTACCAAGTGTATCAATCCTACTTAAAGGAGCGTCAGCCCAATTAAGATACCCAGACATCGCTCGGATAGTAGTTCGCATCTCATCGAACATTTCTCCCGCAGTCTGTACGTAACCGTCGATCGGGGCACCCGTGTCTCGTTGAAACTCGGGCAGTTTCAACTTCATGATTTCCGGCAGGAAGTATTGGATACTTTCATAGGCATCAGCCTGCGCTGAGGTCCAGGAGTTGGGTAAGCTATAAGTGTTTACTGACACGTAATATCTCCCCTTAAACCAAAGTTATCGTGGATAATTTAAGATCACCAACGTTCAGATAATCAGTCCTGGCATCAATGACATCAATGGCGGTGTCTTCGTTTGAAGTAAAATTATCAAAAATGTTTTGTTTAAATTTTATGAAGTAATTACCAGCCGCAACAACAGGAACTCCTATCTCCCCGGTAACGTAGTTGATGGTGCCGGATTGATTGGACCCAATAGAATCAACCAACAAACCACTACCATCATCTTCGTAGTACACGGTTCCAGCATCATCCACTATGGACAAGCTTCCAGGCACAAACAGATCTGTTTGTGATATATTTATGAATGTGCTTGGAGGTATGATGATCACATAGTCGATTGACGTGATTCCACTCAAATCACCACCAGAGACATCAACTGCAAAAGTTTTAGTTCGATCGAATGATTTTATCTTCATCGAAGTACCATTCAATGTAATATTGAATGCGGCTGATAAAAATATTTTGTCTCGCATCTTCGCGACGATGCTGGTTGGAGTGTCGGAGTCTGCAATTACCGAGTATTGAGTTCCATCGACGTCCACAACGAATTCTTCGGTGTCGTTAATTGTCGCACCAGAATCTACCGAAACAGTAACAACATTCGTGGTGAATGGGGACTCTATGGCGTAATAACCATCTAGCTCGATGTTCATGAAATCGATGATACGGTAAGTGATACCATTACGAGTGATTCGAGCACGATAAAATTCGTCTATTATGTCTGATTTTTGAACTTCACTGCCAATAGATCCAGTCTGGACCCCTATCAGCCGAGTCATCTCTCTACGAATCACGTCATGCAGTTCACTATCAGAAATCTGGAGATTGGGGTGTCTCCTGAACTGAATGTCGTATCCAAGTTTAATGATGTTAGCCGGTTTAAACACCATATGAACCGTAACACCCGCAATACGATACATGTAATTGCGGAGCTCGGTTGTTTCGGATGGGGATAACGGCATTCCGTCCAGTGTCAGATAGCTGATATAGACGTTGTTAGCATTATATAAGAAAGTTCCGACTTCCTGTTCTCCGAAAACTTCCGCGTCGATAATTCCACCAATCCCTGCCTGTAATACCCAGAATCTATAGTCCTCCCTAGAGACAGCGCGGTTGTTAGTTCTGATATATGAAGTAGCATTGAGTCGAATACTTTCTACTGTCTCTGGCTCGAATGAATTGGTGATGTTGCTGTTATTCGTTATTCTATAGATATACTCATTGGCCGGGATAACGGCAACATCATCCGTAACAGTGGTAGTGTCTAATGTGAAATTCAAAGTGTTTACGATTTCAATTTGAGTTGCTTGAGTTTCAATTGCGCGCACAGTAATGGGTGATGTAGGAATCGTTCCAGATACAGCATCACCAAAAATAACCCGCATCCCCGATATCGGGTAGCGCAAATCGTAATATCGCTCTCCGCTTTCAGCAAAGGATACTGCGCCGATGGCAGCAAGATCGGCGGATCCAAAAATAACATCAGTATATTCTTCTGTTCCCTCAAAGACCCTGAAAAACTTATCATCGAGGTAACGGAAATCTTCGATTGTTACAAACCGTTCTAGGGCAAGCTCACTCTCGGGATCGGCGGGATCAAAAACGTATTCGACGATGGTTCCTTGAACCACTTCAATTTCGATAGAAGTCTGGGGCGGCTTTATTTCTGCTTGAGCTAATGTTATAAATTCTATGCCATCATAAAACATCGACGTTTCTTGCGGTATGATTACATTACCATCAGGAACTACCGCATCCCCGTTACTGTCAACCAATTCAAACAGAACCGTACCTCGGGCTCCTATAGCTCTTCGTGGCCGATACCCAAATTCAGATGCCCTGGCAATTACAGAGGTATCCAGTCTGGCGGTATCAATGTACATTTCTTGAGACCTGCGCTCCAGCATATAGTGTAGCTGATCTGCGGTATCCGCCAACAATTGAATGAGCTCCTGGCCGGTAGTGGAAGCGTAAGCATTGCCCCACCCGTTCTTATCTTTAAGAAGTTCAGTTGCTCGTTCAACCAGTGCATTATAATCGTATTTGGTATAGTCTGTCATTCTGAAATCCTTCCGTCGAGGAATGTTATTATTTCTTCATAAGAAAGTGATCCGTCTTCTTGAAACTTGATGGACACTTCGAAATAGTTTTCGTTGGTAAAGGGAGTGACGTCAACCCGCAAACTTTTTATTCTGTTGTCGTATTGCGATATGGCGCTGGAGATAATACGTTTCACCTCTTCAGCCGTCTCTGTGTTGACGGGCTTATGGATGATCTTGAACAAGTCACTTCCGATCTGAGTTCGAACACGAGAAAATTTCATCGTCGAGAGAATGTTTCGGATAGATTGACTCAGAGCATCTATACCTTTCAGCTTCAAAACTCCGCCCGTAGAATCAAGGCGAAGAAGTGGATCCATGTCGGACCATTGTCTGTTTCGTATTAATCTGCTCATTGGATTCCTATTTTGTTAGTATTTAGCCGTTCAGCCCGTCGTACTTTTTACGAGTTAGGGTAGCCAGGTCGGTGATTGTCTCTGCGGACTTTATAGCACGATAGACCTGGTAGTTAACCCCGAATGATCTGTTGAGAATGACGTCCACCGAACCTATAACTTCTCCCACATACCCAGTTCTTGCTGACGCTGACCCTATGATGGTTTCGATCTCGGTCTTACGGTTCTTAAATACGTTGATGTTATTCGACACATAATTGAAGAATGAGTTCAGTGCTGATTGATTGTATGTAGGGATGGTGCCATCAAACACAGGGGTACCAGAAAGTACCGAGTTATGATAACTGATGGCATTATTCATCAACGTTTTAAATTGATTGACGACCCCCTCGAACTGAGTCGCGTCATTGTCATTTGCACTACTGATCGTGTCAGAAAAACCACTGACGTCGGAAAGAATAAGATCAAGTAACGGGCCTAAGTTGTTGGTGTACTCGGCAATCACGTCGGTGACTGAGTTGTAGGTACACGGTTCGACCCCTGTTGTTCCATCGGTGTCCAAAAAAACTACCTTGTCATCTCCCGAATTCAACGAATAGCTAGTTCTCGGAGGATCATCAACGGGCCAATCAATAGATGAGATGGTTATCGCCTGGAGGTTATCGATGTATGAATCTGTCAATAGGACAAATGGCAGAACTTCTAAATTTGGATCGGCAACCGAACTAATTTCAGTGATTAACTTGTTCTCCCATCGGAACTGCGGAGATACTACCCATCGATTAGAATTATTAATCGAAAACTTTCGGTTGGTGACATCTATGGTATCAAAGTCCGTTGGCCAAGTTGATTCGTCCGCATTCAGCGCCGGGAAAAATGGACTCGCTTCGATGTTACTGGCATAGGGTGTTTTAGATGCGGATCGGATATTGGGATCGGAAGACAATAGAACATCATCAACCGGAATAGTACCATCAACCACATCCCCTGCGATGGTTATGAAGTCGGTGTCTCCCAAAATCATCATAGAAGAAACCCAGGCATCCACCTGCGAACTGTTGTCCAAATCCACCGTCTGGAACGGATTCCACGTCGGATCTTGCGTGAGACCTTCGACGCCCACTTCAATATAACCAATGTTGTCCCCAGCAGACATCAAACCGAACTGCTGTCCGATCGTAAAGACTTCGGCGAATGGTGTGTCGAAGGTCACTCTGTCATGAGCGACACCACTGACGGTGACTTGGGATAATGTATAATCGGGTATGGCTTGATCGGCTTGATCCCTAAGAAACAATCTGAGAGCAAAACGACCCGCCAATTCGCCCTGGTCAGTGGCAATTAAATACATGGAGTTACTGTCAAAGGTGATGGGAATGCCGTCGTCATCAAAGCAATAGAAGATAAAGCTGTCGTTGGTTGGAAACGAAAATGCCTCGGAGTTCCCGGTCCAGTCCGACGGGGGGTTAATGTTATAGGGGTTCAGCCTGGAGGTGGATCCTTCAATGATGAGAGCCCGCTGCCGACCATACCGTTTTATATAATCGTAGTATGGGAGAGTTAACCCATCTACACGAGTTCCATCATTGAGGATCTCATACAATATCGCCGCTTTTTGAGCAATACGGATCCTCGACTTCTTTACCGTAGAGGGTAATAGCCGTAGGTTCTCTTCGATTTTGTCTAGTTCGATCTGTAGCTGGCTCAACGGG